TGCGGTCTCAGTACGGAGCTTCTCAATCTCTTGTTTAATGCTTTGCATCTCAAGCTCAGGAGTGGGCTTTTGTCCATTGAGCATGAACTGCGTAATCTGTTCGTATGAAAGACCAAGCATTTCAAGGGCTTTGATAGGATTCTGCGTAGCTTGTTGCCGCGCCTTCTCCCATTCGGAGACTTTAGCCTGTTGTTGCTTCAGCTCAACCATCTGCTTCTGTAGGGCCCGCTCTTTCTTAGCCAATGCGGCGAAGCGGTCAGAGCCGGGTTGCTGGGGCTTCGTTTCCGTTTTAACGGGCGTAACAGCCTCTTGGAGCGTCTTTGGTACTTCCTGAGTACCTTGGGTGCGGGGTACCCCCTGAACAGGGCTTGTAGGGGCCTTAGAGTCGATAATAGGGGCTTCTGTGCTGAGGGCTGCCATTGCTGATTCGATGCTCATTACTGTGGAACTCCTGGTTGGTTAGGGATTAAAGGTGATTGGGGCTGCGGTTGAGGGGCGGCCTGCGGTGTCGGCGCACCTTGCCCCGGCTGTGGTTGCGGGTTCGCCGCCTGTGCCAGCATGTCTAACTGGTCAATAAACCTACGATAAAGGTCAAGCCGCTCTTCTTCTAAGCCTTGGCTTTTGTAATGTGCGTAATACAAAAGGGCTAATTTACGAGCGCGATTCATATCATCGAAAGGCTCAGGTGGCGTATATTCGCCGTCTTCGGCCATCTTATCTAGAATCTTCTTCAAGTAGTCGATAGGCGAGTTATTTAAAATCTCTTCAGCTTCCAAATCTGGGTAGTCCAGAAGCCTGCGCCCTGCTTCAGGGTCGACAAGGCCTGCTTGCATCAACTCTTGGATGGTTTGTAAGCGGCCAGCTGGTTCATCAGGGAGAGCGCTGACTGGGTAGCATTTCAATACGTACGCATCTTCGTGCATGTGCACGTCTTTCCAGTCAATTGTCTCGATGAACTTCTTGCCAGGCACCTTTACTTTGTACGATTCTGTGCCTTCCCCATAGAGAGTCTTAGCCATAGAAACAACCACACTAGCCAAATCAACAAAGAAACGTTCATATGCTTGTCCTACAGTCATGAACCTATCAGATTCAATGTCGTTATACTCTCTTAACGCTTTCCCGGAATCCAAACCGTCTGGCTTTTTGCTCGCCGCCGACAGCTGAGACACACCAGCTTGTTCGAAGGCGGCGTCTTTGAGAGTCTGTAAGTGTTGATAGATTTCAGGAGGGATGATAGGTGGAGTAACGTACTGAGGCTGAGTACCACTATAGTTAACAATAGCGCCGATGTCATTGTTCAGGTGCTCCTTGACTATCTTGGAACCATTTTCCAAGAGAATCTTGAATGAACCAGCCAAGTGCATGGAGCGTTGGATGACCCACAACAGCTTATTAATCTCTAGTTGGATGTTTTGAATCTGTTCAACTAAGCTTTGTCCCCAGTACCCAAAGAGCTTCTTGCTCCAGTGGAAGAAGACGAAAGGGAAGAAATGCTTATCATACTCTTCTTCAAAAAGGCAAGTTTGGTCAATGCAGATAACGTGGCGTCCATCCTTTGCGTCAGGTCCAGATGGAAGATGCCATGCTTCACAGACGGCCACTTCGTCACTAATCGTAGGCTTGCCACCGAGGTCATCAGGCTTTGCTTGGTTGCTTTCTTCAATTGCTTTCCTCATGTTGGGGAACATGTTGATTAGAACGCCGCGGTCAATAGTACGAGTCTTATATAGAGAGCGGGGTTCACCGTAAAAGGCTTCGACTTCATCTACCTGTAATTCTGAGATAATTTGGCGTTGGAACCTAAGTCGACCGTCTTTCTCATATACGAAGAGCGCTCCCGTGCCCCAGATTGCCGCATCTCGGAATATCTGCGTAGCCAGCTCATAGACGTCATTCTCATAGAACACGCCCTCTACGAACTTGGTAAGGTTCTGGGCCTTCATCTGGAGCTTGTAGTCCCCTCCAGAAGTAAGGAACAGCGGCTTAGGCTTATTCTTAGCAATCTTGGCCGTTACTGTATCGACCGTAGCTTGACATACGTTGTATGTAACTCTAGAGGCACTCGCATTAGTAACAGAAGCAAGTTTAGAATAAGTGAGCCCATTAAGGCCCATGAGAGAAAGGTTTCCATATAATCGCGTAGTTGTGATTAGGTTAGTGATGCGCATCGTCTGGTTCGAGCCCAGATATTTAACCACACCAAAGAGAGCGGCGGCCACGTCTTTCTTTGTATCTGCCAGCCACCATTTGCCGTTGACAGGAGAAGTAGAAAGTTCGCCGTTAGAAATAAATGTTTGATAGTCCATTAATTATTCTTTGGATTCAAGAGGGGCTTCAACACTGTAGAACAGCATGTCTTCATTGCTGAGTTCTTGTGTTGTTGGGGCTATTGGTTCGGTTGGAACCAGGATAGGAGAATTCATTTGCTTGTCGCTAATAGAAAACTCAATTTCTCCAAACTTCAAATACGTGACGCCACTATCTTTGGCTATCTGTATTAGTTCTAAAAGCTTGGTTGTATCCATTGATGTTCTATCAAGAGCGGTGTTTATGTAATATAGCTATTACGCTTCCTATACTACCCAACGCTCCTCATTAGCAGCGACTAGACAACTTCTGGGGCCCCTATATATAGAGATTATTGCAAAGTTTGATTTTAGTGCTAGTTAACTACTAGAGGTTGTTATTTAATATTTATTTTCAAGATTGCAGGTTAAGATTTCTTAACTGGGTTCGTCAGAGGGTGGAAGGCCTTTGCCCCAAGGAGCATAATCGTCATTGTTGGTGCGTTCGGCTAAGCGCGCTTCGGCTTCTTCTTCGAGTTCTTTTTCGAGGTTCGCGTACCATTCTGGGGTGTGTTTTGCAACAATTGGTGTTGGGGCCACAAACAACCAATGGAGAGCTTCTCGATAAGCATATAAAACTGCATCTGCGATATCACTATGAAAGGAGTCTCGAATCGCAAGTCTATTTGGATTGGAACGGTCCCACTCCACGAGCATACAATCTTGAGCAAATCGCGAGTGTGCACTGGCTTTAAACCTGGAAGTTCTAAGAGCATCATTAAGTAGTTCAATATATTCGAACTTACGAGACTTTTCAGCAGCTTCGATGGGAAGGGCATAGCGTTTCCTTAACTCTTCAGCAAGCTTCTTGCCAAGCCCGCCCGTGTCCATGACAATGCGCATGGGGTTGTATTTTGCGATTACAGTTTCCAATTGCAGGGCTAAATCGGTAACCGTATTTCCACGGGTAACAACTTCTTCTACCAAATATATGTTAGGAGAACCAGCGCTCCAGCCCAACACAGCAATGGCATCAGCATCGTCAAACCCCAAATCCACGCCAATAACAAACTCGGTCGGCTTCTCATATCCGACACTGCTTTCGGTATAATCGTTTTTAGCGTTATCGTAATGAAAAACCAAGCTGGAGCTATCAACAACCCACTCAGCAAACACTTCACGACGAATTGACGAATCGTGGAGAGTTACTCCTTTTCTTTTGAGGTCTTGCTCAAGTATCTCTTTAGGACTCTTTCCTGACTTTTGTTCAATGTAAGGGTTATCAAACATGGTCCATTTGTGGCCAGAGAACCTAGTAGGGCTGAATCTACCGTTAATATCGCTGTACCCGACAGCACATTTGTAGAAGTAGCCTGATGGGACTGGACCAGGCGTTCCGATAAGGGCCAGAGTTCCATCGTAATCATAGAGGGCTTTCGAGATGACTTCTTCGATGAGCGTTTCGAGGTATTCTTTGAAGCTTTGCGTTTCGTCGATAATACATAGCGCAAGGCCAAGTCCCCGGAACTTTTCAACTTCTGATGAGTCGTTAGCCCCAGAAAGGAAAATTCTGGACCCATTGGTAAAGGTGATGGATAGGTCTGACTCATTGATTTGTCCTTTCAGTTGGTATTCATGATTGATTTCAAGGAGCGTCGGCCATATGATTTTCTTGGCATTGCTCCTGGTCAGCGTTATATAAAGCGATGTGGAGTTGGGGCGACTGAGGGCGGTGTGCAGTAGATAGGCGGCACAGCAATAGGTCTTGCCAGCGCGGCGGCCGGTAACGCACACCTTAAGCTTCGAGGGGTCCTTAATGAACCCCACCTGCTTAGGGAAACATACGTCTTCGACCTGGAACCGCCCTTTTGTACGAGCGGCTAATTCTTCAAGCGCTCTTCGGGGGTCCATTGTCCACAACCTTTAGGTCTGGCGGTGTTGCCGGTTTTGGTGGAATTGAAGATAAGTGGGTCGGGGCTTTGCGCAATCTTAATTTGATTGCAACAAAGTACGTTAGAAGGTACATTTGGTACAAGAATTGTACAGTCTTACGCCCAAGCTGAATGTTGGCTGTAACAGCGTTGACCTTGGCTTGGTCTTCAACCCTAACTTCTTCAGGTTTAACTTGAACTTTTTTCTGCGTCTCAACGAACTTAGTTTCCAGGAAATCAAAGTAGTTCATTCTTTACTCCCATTCTCCGTAACAAAGTCAATCTCATAGATATTTGCAAATGGAATTAATTTAATTCCGAAAGGTTTACCTTGGTCGATTAAAACCCCATTATTGTGCAACTTCATTTCGACCCTGTCGCGCCCCACGTCAACACCCAATTGTGGTACCATCCGGACCGTGACTCCAGCATGAACCCTAATACGATTAATCAGTTTATATCCATCTTTAGACAGCGGCATCAGTTTTCTCCTCAGCTGGTGCAGTTTTAGCAGAACCAGCCTCTTGCATTTCTTTACCAAGCTCCACAATCCGCTGCTCATTCTTTTCAATCTCAGCCTGCATAACCTTAATTTGAAAATGGAGCTGGCCATTTTGAGCACAAAGTTGACCATATTCTTGTTGAATCTCTTCTTGTTTACGAGCCATTGCGTTTTCTCTCCTTTTATTTATTGATTGCCAAAATGGCGGATATTTATTCATTAGATTAAGTATGGGTTATATGTACAAACCCACCCTTCCTTTTCCTTGTTAGCAAACTTCTTACCTAAATCTGTTTGGTGTGTATAAACCAATGCATTGATTCTAACGCCGGATGCTCCTAAAAGCGTCGTAAACACACCAAGGTTGCGAAACGCCTTCTTCACATAGCCATACTGTATCACATCCCTATCAGGGAGCGGCTCCCATATCAAATAGCCATAAATAACAGTTGGGTCTACTTTATCCGCGGCAATAAGAACGCTAGCGCCACGGTCAAGAATACGCTTAACAACAGCATGGTGAAACTCATAATAAATGTCCTTATCTAAGTCTTTAGCAAATTCACTAGAGTGCCGGTAGTTGCGAAGCCAGGTGGCGTAGATAAACGGCCTGTCTTGCTCAGTGGCTTTTCTGATTTGTAACTGGGTCATCCCTTCACCCTTGCTTCGTACTTGGCGATTGTGCGAGAAACTTTAGACTCGGTCATGGAAAGCATTTTAGCTATTTCGGTACCGAGCCATCCTTCAGAATGCATGAACCACAATACTTTATCTTTCTTTGTTTCGAAAGAACCGGACTCAAGAAAGTTCTTAGCATTGACAAAGTAACGATAGGTTGCTTCATGAACTTCAGTCAACATCCTTGTAGGTTCAAAGAGTTCCATTTCATTCTTCTCAATATCTTCAAAGCCATCATCGGCGAGTTTCTTGTACCACTCACGCTTTAACTTCTTAAACTCTGGACTCTTGAACTTCATTGACTTTTGCCTTCAACCAGGGGCTTAGCAAGTTCTAGTAATTCTTCAGTAGTCATCTTTGATAAGCGCCTAGCCTCATCTTTACTCTTAGCTTCTAAGTTAGAAGAAAGGTTAAGGAGCGCGCGGCTGTAGTCTACCAAGTCAGCGGCAACCGTGTGAGGTAACTTATCTCCAAACTTACTCATGTTAGCGATAGCAGTAACATCTTGCTCTATAAGTCCAATTACTTTCTGCAATAGTTGTGATACGTCAGCCATTATGCACTTGGTGGTTGAGTAATCGTCACCGCTGCGGTTGGTGACGTAATGTTTAAATTCTTCTTATAGTTGTAAGCTAACGCACTGATAAGAAATGTGCCAACCTCCATGTAAGAAGCATTCGACACTGTCAATAGCTTATACAGACTTATCATAATTGATATGTTGGTCAGAGACAACTGACCATTCTCATCTATTAATCTAATGAACTGACCAATCTTTAGTAATGTGTTCAACATGATTACAGTATAAGCCTCATTGGACCAATTGTCAAGCAATTGTAAAACTTGTTGTGTTTTAATTGTCTAGTCGCTGCTTAATAGGGGCGGTGTGCTGTAGCATTGTCTACTCTACCTATCCACCGCTCTCTTTAGCTAATATATAGCAGTTAACATGCGTTTTGGTGTTTGTCAAGAATAAAATAGATGTTGCATTTTAATAGGGTTGTTGTATGCTGTACCTATGTTTACGAAGAAAGAAATTAGATACGCAATGATTAAAGGTAAAGCAGAAAAGAAGAAACCTGAGTTAAAGCCTCCGTTTTGCATACCTCTTAATGAAAGACAATTGACTAATTACTATATTGAGTATACACTTATAACTGCGCGTAGAGAAAAGTTTTACGGTGGTTTTGTGGACACTTTAAAGACGTATAAGGGATTTTGATAATGAGTTTAATTAACAAATTCAAACAATTAATGACGGATGCACATGAAGCAATTAACAAAACAGAAGAAGCTAAAGAAGCAGAAAAGATTAATACCTTTAGAGTCGGAAGCAGCGGCGCTATTGTGGAAGGTGAGGTTTATTCAACACAATGTGGACGGCTCGCCCAAGCACGTTTTCTCGGCTATCAGTCCCCTCCAACGCAAGAAATGCGCGTTATGTTTAATGGCGGCCTTACCTTTGAAGATTTTCTTGCAGCCCGTTTCACAAAGCTCGGACTCAAGTTTCACCAAGAGCGTCAACAAGAAGGTGAAATCGCACCTGGAATCGTTGTTAGCGGGCGACCAGATTTCGAAGTTGAAACCGAAACAGGCTTGGTTGGAATAGAAGTTAAATCTTTAGCCTCCCCCTTCTCAGTAATGAAGCAGAGGAAGAATCGCTTCCCTTATATGAAGCACATGATTCAAGCGGCTACGTACATGACACTGACTGGTTTGGACAGTTGGTTAATTGTTATCGGCCATTCGTTTCATGTTAATGATAGAGGGATGAAGATACCCCCCGCTCTAATGTGGTATGAACTTAAATATGTCAATGGGAAGTTCATCATTACAAACGACAATAATGAGAATGCACTTTTACCATTTGACAAGCAGCATATTATATCTTACTATCGAGAACAGCAGGATGGGATTAAAAGTAAACAGCTGATGGCTCGGCCTAAAGAATATGAACTGAATGTCGACACATACAATCGCTGCAACTATTGTCCCATGAAGAGCGCGTGTAATGAGTATGATAAAGGTTTAATAGGTTTCGAACAATGGTTATCACGTGTTGTGGTATCCAAGGAAAAGGAGCAAAGTGATGAGTGAACTGAATACAAATAAATACAACTGGGGCGAACAGCTCAAAGTTGAAGTCGGAGATTTGACGTCGAGAGGCGGCGCATCTTCGTATGGTGGCAGCAAGGCGCCGTCGGGTCCCATCCCGGTCGGCCGTCATGCAGCCTTCTTGCAAGAAGTTAAACACGGTTCGTTTAAGACTGGCTCGTATGGTGTTACATTTACGTATGTCTTCGAAAGTGGAGAAGCGAAGAACCGTAAGATTCGTGAGACCATCGTACTTTCTAAAGCGGACGGGACTCCGGTTAAGTTTGCGAACAGCCGGTTGAAGCGACGGTTGATGAGTCTTGGAATGGCGATTGAAAAAATCAATGCCTTCAAAGGCCCACGCAATGAGCATGACCTCGGCGATTTCAAGTTGGTGCTCGGCGCCCCCGTTACTTTAATCATCTCGGAAGACAAGGATTCTCGTACGGGTGAAATCCGAACTAATCCGACGACCGGCATCGCTTATCGAGTTGTTAAGGCAGCATATGCACGCGAGGTGCAAGAGTAAACATCATGACGGGGCGTTTGACTACATCACTTGAGCAGTTCAACAAGTTCGTGAGCTCTATAGCTTCGGACAGCGTGGTAGCAGCAGACGTTGAAACATACAAGACACGCCCCACCCACCCAAACTCACACCTCCTCGGCCTGGCTCTTAGCGGATTCAGCACCGCCGGGGAGGTAGTGAGTACTTACATTCCTTTCATGCATTACAACAAGTTAGAGCAGCGATTTGTTGCTATCTATACACAGCTAGATTCTGTTGCTAGCTTTATAAAGCAAAGACAAATAGTTGGATGGAATGTGCCTTTTGATAAGGCCTGGATTGACCACTATTTTAATATTAATACGAATTGGCTTGCAGATGGACGCATCTTATGGCATCTTCAGAATAACGACTACACCATTCGCGGATACGGATTAAAACTGGCCCAGAAGAAACTGTTGGGCTGGGAGGACACGAATGAAAAAGCTCTTGAAGAGAACGTTAAGATGGCCGGAGGGCGACTTAAAGACGGCGACCACTATTTGGCTGACTTGGACGTCCTATCACATTACGCGGCTCTTGATACGTATAGTACTTTAAAGGCTTACTTACAACTTAAGCCTTTTATGGATAAACACGACTACTGGTGGTTTGCTAAGGAAATCCTTGATTACTCGATAATGCTTAGTCAAGCTTCTGAAGAAGGGTTGCTCGTAGACGTACCGGAGCTTATGAGAGCGGCGGCCCTGTATAAGCATAAGCGCGAGTCGGCCGAACAGCTAATAAATAGAGTTTGCAGTGAAGAGATTGGTGCGATGCAAGAGGCGTGGAAGACGGCCAAGTTGGCCAAGTACAAGACCGTGCGAGGACGGGTTAACTTCCTAGAAAAACAGCGGCTGCAAAAGAAGTTTAATCCCGCCTCCGGCCACCAACGCGCCCTCTTGTTGCACGATGTACTAGCTCTACCGGTAGGGGAGCGAACCCCAACTGGTTTGCCTAAAACTGACCGTGCCAACTTGTCAACACTCAAGCATGACGTGGCTGGCTCGATGGTACAATTCTCGGAGTATAAAAAGATATATGAAGCTACGCAAACGTACCTCCAGCATGTTGAAGACGATGGTAGGATACATACTAATTACGATGTTTGTGGCACTGTCAGTGGCCGTCTTTCAGGATTTAAACCCTCAGTGCTCAATATGCCGTTTTCTGAACCCGAGGTGATGCGTGCGTTTATCCCCAATGAAGGTTATATTGGTATTCATGCTGACTTGGCTGCTATTGAACCTTGTGTCCTGGCTCATTACAGTGAAGACCCCACACTTCTAAAAGTCTACAAATACGGGCAGGGCGACATCTACCTGGACCTCGCCCTTGACATCTTCCCAGAGAACCAAGGTTTACGACAGGAATACAATCCTAATGAGAAAGTCACGAGCCAAATCAAAGAGAAATACAAAGATTTGCGAGCGCTGTGCAAGATTGTTCACCTCGCTGTCTCTTATACAGGTACCCACGTTACTGTCGCTAAGAACCTTTCTAAAGCTGGATTCCCAACCGATAAAGGGAAAGCTATGCAATTGGTCGGACGCTACTGGAAGAAGTTTTCTCAAGTCAAAGCATTTAATCATAGAATCCAAGAAGTTTACCGACATCGTGGGTTTATTAGAAATCTCGTTGGAAGGGTCATCCAAGTGCCTGACATTTTTGAGAAGGATTTAATGAACCGACTTGTGCAATCCTCGGCACATGATATACTGAGGTTGTGGGTACGAGAGATTGTTAGTGAATTTAAAACGAAAGGTGTTGATTGGCACCATTGGCTTCCGGACCTTCACGATTCTACAACCTTTATGGTGAAGGAGTCACAGAAGGACTTAGCAGCCGAGGTATACACTACCACTCTCAATAGGGTTAAGGATATGATTAATCTTTCTGTACCTCTTAATATGGAAATGAAATTCATGAAAACTCTAGCAGGAGTGAAAGTTAATGAATAATTACGGAGATAAATATGACACAGTCATCTTCAAGTTCAATGTTTATGACCCTACTCATCTTGTTTTCCCTGCTTCCGACGTTCCTAGTGCTGGGTTTAGCTCTCTATATCGCATTACGGCCGAAACGGCAGAAGCCCTTAATGCATCTGGTATCTCGGGATATAGAGGAGCGGTCTGGTCTCCCGGTTTATGGATTGACTGCGACACAGAAGAAGCGGCAATGGAGACCCGGGCAAGACTTACACAGCTTGGACTAGGATTCGAAGTGTGGTCAACTGGTAATCGGGGCATGCATTTCTATATAGAACGGCCGCACGCGCCTAGCCATTTGTTACCACAAATCGACAAAGAGTGGGTAAAAAGTAGCATTCCAGGTGCCGACACCAGTATTTACAGCCATTTACATCTGTTCAGAAACCCAGGAAGCCGCCACAAGAAGACTGGCAAGCCCAAGTTGTGTCTAGAGCGCATCTCGGGGCAACCGCTCCTATTAAAGGATGAACCTGTCGAAAAACAGCAGTTACGTACAAAGATAGAAGTTCCAGAAAAGTCCATCTTTCTTGATAATTACGTAATGAGCCTTACGGCCCCTGTAGATGAGGGTAAGCGGCACGAGACTCTACTTAACTGTGCGCTAGCAATGAACCGCTTGGGAGAGCCGATTGACTTTATAGGGCGGTGGCTTTATCATGTTAACATGCTTTATGCGTCACCTAAACCAGATGGCGAGATTGAACGTATCTTAGATTTTGTGGTGACTAACAGTGAAACAATTTGACTTTAAAACCCAATTGACTAAAGGAGAAGCGGGTGAAACTCTATTCCTCAAATACCATCCCGACCTCACAAGACTTGACGGGCGAAAGGGAGATTTCATTGGGTTTACAAAACGAAAGATTGAGCTTAAAACAGACAGTCGGTCGACACGGGAAACTGCTAACTTTTTCATGGAGTACACTCGCAATGAGTCGACCGGAGCTCCCGGGGGACCTTGGCAGAGCGCCGCGAGCAAGGTTCATTATTTCGTCTATCTATTCTCCGACGGGTTTATTTACTGGTTTGAAACTACGGCACTCGTTGCACACCTTGAAGCTCACAAAGAGAAATACAAAACTCGTAGAATCTTCAATAAAGGTTGGACCGCTGTGGGTTGGCTGGTACCTAGGGCTTCCCTGGAGGAAGTCATAATTAAGAAGGAGAACATGCTTGAAAGGAACTGTAGTAAATGTGGTCATTTGCCCAAGTTGTAGAGATGGTATCTTTAGTGTGGCAAATCATGATTTCCACTATTGTTCATGTGGCGCTACTTTTGTTGACGGCGGCTTTGATTATTTTCGTTACGGCAGCATTCCTGGTTATAGGGTTCTTCGCAGTATACAGGTCACTGTACCACAAAGTAAAAAGGAACTATTAAACGATTATGTCAAAGCGTACCCGGGATTTAATAGTACAAGAACGTATGGCACACTTAGTTGGGACGAAGTACGGAGCCTATATCGTTCGCAACTTAAGAAAGATATTCGCATGGTGGCCGCCAAGGCAGGAAGCAAGAAAGAGAGCCCTTGTTAAAAAAGAAGGCAAAACGGAATTCTACTCGTGTGAAAACTGTAGTGGCGTCTTTCCTCGTAAGGACACTCATGTTGACCATATTGTGCCTGTGGTTGCTTTTAATGGCATACTCAGCTGGGACACTTATATTGAGCGTCTTTTCTGCCCTGACACAAATTTGAGAGTTTTATGCAAAGGATGTCATTATGAAAAATCAAGAGAAGAAACCAAAGGTCGCGCTGAAGTACGACGCCGGCAAGCCCGACTTATCTCAGGTGACCCTGGAACTGGTCGAAGGCCTTGCACGCGTTCGCATGTTCGGAGAGCAAAAGTACGCAAGGGATAACTGGAAGATGGGATTCAAGGTCACCCGCTCTCTCTCAGCAGCCCTTCGCCATATCTTTAAGTTCTTGGCTGGCCAAACGGTTGATGAGGAGAGCGGTCTCTCGCATCTGTTCCATGCTGTGGCGTGTCTTGAACATGCAATTTATGATATGAAGCACAACCCTTCTAACGACGATAGGTACAAATCATGACCTTAATCTTCTTAGATATCGATGGAACATGCGCTGATTCCTCTAAAAGGTTTCTAAGGGCGGGGCATGAGCCTAAGACTCGTGGCCCGGCCTATACGAAATGGCTGAACAAGGTACAGGACCGCCGCTCCTTATTGAAAGACCTACCAGTTAGAGGCATGCCTGAATTGGCTATGATGATGAGAGATAACTTAATATACCTAACAGCCCGAAGTGAGATTTATAGAGAAGTTACTAAGCAATGGCTGACTGAGAATATGTTTCCTGAGGCGCAGCTGTTGATGCGCCCCAAGCGTAATACGGAGCAGGCTGGGGAGCTTAAAGAACGTATCATTTTATCTATTGTGGACCCTGAAGATGATGTTATAGTAATAGATGATGACTATAATGAAGAATTGGAAGTAGTTTGTAAACGTAATCACTGGACCCTACTTAAAGCAAGGAGCGGCTCATGAGCGAACAGAAGACACGACGAACATTCTATAGGGAAGTTACCGCCCCCACCATGCTAGAGGCCCTTAAGCATACGGATGATTTTAATAAGTCGTTCTTTGATATGTTGGTTGTTGCTGTCTATCCTGCTGAACACCCTCAAGGTTTCATGACAATTCAAGTATTTGGATGGGAGAACCGAGAGACAAGGGAGACTTACTCTGTATGAAACAAGTTATTAAACCCTTAGTTTATTTACGGTATTGGGACCATGCGGCCGATAATGCTCAAGATGTTAAACCTATTATTTGTGAAGTATTTGGTATCTTGAAATGCGAAGATGACCTGTGCTACACTGTTGTTAGTTGGATAGCTAACTACAACTTAGATGACTACAACTCAGATGGGTACGCCATCATTAAGAGCGCGGTGGTTGAGTTCCGAATTATTAATCTCGAGGAGGACCGAAATGCAAACTCAGATGAGAAAAGACGTATCAGAAGCAAGAAAACAGCTGAAGAAGATAACAAAGATGGTATACGGAAAGAATAACGAATTTGTATACAACTTGGCCGTCAAGACATACTTAAAGGGCTACACAGACGCTCTTAAGAATGTTCAGAAAGAGGCCGACAATGAATAGCATATTTTTATTACTCTTGGCAGTGCACAACCAAGGTTGCCCCGCCCCTAAAGTACTCGACTGGACGGACTCACCCTGGACGCAGCAAGATACGACAGCATACTCGGGGGCGGTGGACAGGTGCAAGGCTCACTTCGGTGACCAGGCGCCGTGCTTAAAGAAATTCATAAAGAAAGGTATACACACATATTATGCAATCTGTGGTCTCCCAATTAACAAAAGTAGTTCTAATAGCCTTGAGCGCCATTACTGGTTTACTATTAGTGATACTCAAGATGCGGGGCAACAAAATAGCTTCTCTGGAGGCTCAACTGCTTCAGAGCAAAGATGCAGCCACACTTGCTCCCGTGGACGCGCAGTTGAAGGAGGTAGAAAGTAATGTTGAAAAAGACCGCACTGCTTTTAGCGATGCTCTCGCTGCAATTAAACGCTCAGACAGTTAACTTCGTAACCTGCAACGATGAGCAAAAGGCATTGGGCCTGTGCCAACAACTAGTTAAGGACCTAGACAACGAGAACGCCCTCCTTAAGCAAAAGATTGGGACTCTTGTTGAGCAACGTGATGAAGCAGAAAAAGCACTTGAGAAAGCTACGCAGCCTGCCTTTATCCCAGCATGGGGCTGGGTTGTAATAGGGGCGGTCTTGGGTGTTGGAACCTATGCAGCAATCAGGCATTAATCAGGTCATATGACCTATAAAGGAGGTGGTTGTGAAATCAGCGACAAAAGTCATAATCGTTCCAAATAAACAATATTTGTGGCATCTGCTTACAAACCCGTTGCCGCTAAAGATTGACCCATTTAAAGCCGCCAATGTTAAGAAGCGACGAGAAATGTTGCGGCTCGTGCGAGGTGGAAAATGAGACAAGTGGACGTGTCTTCTACGGATTTCATTAGAGGGGCGGCCTGGACATCAGATACTCCTGTAGATGTTGTGACTGTCTATGAAATTATTACTCCCTATGCTAAGTACTTGGGAATAGATAGTACAACCTTTACTAAAGTAAAAGGTAACGTGCAGTACTACTGGACCTCTCCGGACGAAACCTATACAGGTAGAGCCTATATTCGTATGTTGTACTTATACGACTACGCAGACAAACATGACATTGAACAACAGTTGCAGCCCGCTCTTGTAACTACTCGGCAAGTGTACCTCCCAAGGTTTGGTGAGAAAGAATGGTGTTCTACTAACAAGGTGACGAAAGCTTTCAGTTGACAAGGGCTACAAAAGGGTGTAGATTGAAAGTATGAAACAGCTTATATTAATAGCTTTACTGCTACCAACCACAGCATTTGCACGCAATCAACAAGAAGTGGTTGAAAAGGTTCGCATTATTAACGCAATCCGCTGGGCCGCTCATTATGTGGGCGTGCCGGAAGACCTTATGGTAGCAGTAGCCTGGGTAGAGTCGTCTCATCGCGCTAACCTCCCCGCAAAGCTCGACGGCTCTACCCCCTCCTACGGGGTGTTCCAGATTAAGCTGGAGACTGCTCAGTGGGTGGACAAGGTCTACAAGCATAAGAAGTTGGCTACAAGAGGGCGGCTCCTATCCGTGGATGACAACTGTGTGTACGCGGCTAAGTATATGAAGTTGTTACTTAAACGATACGACGGCAGCTGGAAGATGGCCGTGGATGCCTATAATAAGGGGCACGTCGTCAGCTTAAATAGCCAGTATGTTCAACGGGTTAGCAAGGCATTGGGGGTTAAATGAACCTATTACTCTTGAAGATTAGCAGAACGGTAGAGACGCCACCCCCAGCCCCCCGCTCCTTCATGGAACACAGGGTTGATGAGATAAGGTACCTCTCTAATAGCCTCTATTACGCGTTTAAAGGGGCCGCCACGCGTTTGGTTGCGGTACCCCGCTACCTACCTACCAGGACATGGGTAGTTATAGCTTTGTTAGGAGGGTTTATAGGTTTATTACTAGTTTAGCTGCCGGCAGCGTGGAAGGACACGCAGGTGACGACCCCGAGAGCCTGGAAGGGGAAATACACACCTAAGGCGGAGGTTAGTTACCTCGAGCGGGAATCAAGCCCGGCCCGGCAGCTCTAGTCCTCGGGGCTAGCAATCAAGGTGAATGCGCCGCACTATAAGGGTACGTAACCAATAATGCGAAGAGTTACATACAAACGTATGTAATGAGCCCAGTTCGATTCTGGGGCCCCGAGGACTGGATTTATAAAGTGGAAATGAGGAAGAAATGAAGAAGCAATGGAAATGTCTCAATTGTAAAAGAACTGAACTCACCTGGATAACGGGAGGTCCTTCTCCTTGTAGATATTGTATTGAACTAGTTTCTATGTACACACTACAAAAACGCATGACCACTCAATCCCACAACCCCCCTGATTGGTCCCCCTACCCACCAGATTTGATGTCACAAAATATTACTACAAATCGTGACAAGCATTCTCACATTGGAGCGATAACTCTTTTCCCTGTCAACAGGGATGACGCGGCAGGCGCCCTTGATAATCCCTCACCGTTTATTGATGAACCCGTGTGTGAGTGCGGAGCTGATAAAGCTGGAACCGGTGGGCATTCATTTTGGTGTGCAAAGTATGTCGACCCCTCTAAATAAATTACCTTTTCATTCCTACTTGACATCCCCTTAAAACTAGCGTAGATTGGATTTATAAGGAGGTTACGATGATTACGGCAATCGTTCTCTATCTAGCTTTCAGATTCTGGCTAAAAGGAGGCATCAAATGAAATCAGCACTTAACTACTTAATCCTGGTCCTGTTTGTTGCACTTGTCTTGGCCGCTCTACCTGGATGCGGCAAAGAAACTGACCCTAACATAATTGTTAATCAAGCGTGCACTCGGCCAGACGGTTCAATTGGGTTGCTTTACGCCAATGGGGTGTGCGAATGACATACATTGCAGCTATCATATTGTTTAGTACTATAATGTGGGTTATAGGAGTATTCAATGACTAATACATGTAACTGTTCAGCATTTATTAAAGACATTAAAGACATGTGCAATTTCTGTAAGATTGACTATATCCGTTGGTCGACAGGACTGACAAGAGAGGATATCAAATGCCTTGCCAAAACTGTAACTGTGGCAGACAAAGTAAAAAGCTTGAGAATGGAGATTTACAGCAAGCGGCAGGAGAAGCAAAGAAAGAGCGGCCTCCACTTAGTCTCCGAGAGGTAACGTGCGAGGAGGAGTATCAGGCATGGCTAGAAGGCCCAGAGCGGGCTGGATTGACATTGCTAGAGATAGAGAGTATCTTGGATACTAGGAGAGGTTAGTATGAAACTGTATAAATGTTTTGCATGTACACAGCATTTAGTGGAGATGAACGATAGATATTATTGCTCGAATTGTGATATTGAATACGGAGAAGTCATTCTGACTCTTCAACCAGACGAAGTAAGCCCGTCTGAGCATCTTCTCGCCATTGGCGCCACTCAATATGTGGTAGGTCATGAAGAGTAGTAAAGGTGCCGCCCCAGGTAAGTTTGGGGTCATTCAAGGTGGCAAATAGCCCGCGAAACCAGGGGGCGTCGAAAGATGCCCCTCCACTCAAAGTTAACCTAAACCAATCCACTGCAGCATTATAGTTGTGAGGAGACTCACCAAAGTGGGCTTTACTGGCTCCTTTGGCGAAGTCTGCCTCCTGGTCTGCCCTGCCACGACCACATTGGCTTATGTGAGCTTCTGTGTGTTGTTGTCTAAAGGAGAGCGCCCACTCTAGTAAGTAGGGTTGTGGAGTTTGATACTTGTGGAGTATGTCAATACAGGCTTGACATAATGAACTATTTACATGCATTACGATGGCACCGGTTCAGCTTAGGGTGCTTGAGGGGGTGCAAATGAAGTCTGAAAGCCTTAAGCATGTCATTCAGTGGAATTATGGAGCCCTTCTTATTAGGCCCTGCTGCGAAAGCGATACCACGCACACGCCCCCACCAGTCAAGTACAGGAGAACCACTATTGCCAGGCTCTATAAGAGCGGTGGTGCGTTGGGCGCGAACATGTATAGTGCAAGCTTTAAAGAGACCAAAGAAGATAGATACAATACGATTCTTGGGGAGGTGGCACTCCTTCTCATCATCGGGTGTCTGAATTATGTACATAAGCACATCTTCCATAACCATCCACTTGACTACCCCATGAGACGCATAGAGAGGTTTAAGTTTAGGGTGCCCCAAGATAGTGATAGTGTCAAAGGGTTCAAACTCTTTAATCCCAAACTTTAGTGCGGGCAGCTCTTTTACAGGCTCCAGAATACAAACATCTGTTATAGGGGAGCGGTAGAGTATACCGATACCTTGTATTGCGGTATAGGGGGAATCGGCAATTAATCGGCCATCCTTACCGCCCAACTCACACACGTGGTCGTTCGTGACCGTATACTGCTTGCCGTGGTACATCACTTCGAAGCCGGTACCTCCTCCACCCGCTCCTAGTAGCCTAACAATAGACTTACCCCAGATGTGCATTTCAGCATAAGAATGGTAGGCAGAGAATCCAAGCCGGGCTGAACACAACAATAAGATACCTATTAAGATACGTTTAAGCATTACATTTTCCTCAATAGTTTAAGTACGCCTACAACAAACCCGCCAATGGATGCGAAGTAAAGTGACATTTTTACAAGGCCCTGTATAAATTTTACATGGTCTTCTACAGGCACCATGCGCTCTTCTATGAGCTCCGTACGCTTAATATGGACCTCTAGCTGTTTGGCCTGGAATTCCAAGGTTTTGTTAATCCCGCCAATTTGCTCAACTACGTAGTCAATTTTGTCGTCGGTCGACATTCAATCCCCCTAAACCACCTAAGGCCGTTGCTATGGCCAAGTTTAACACCTTTTGACTTTAAAACCTCTATAACTAATTTACGCGTCATTGGAGACTGCAATACGCGAATCCCCGTGGCTTGCTGTATGAGGGCGTGCACCTGATTGCGGCGCATCTTCCCCCTGCCTTCTGTCACAAATAGGCGACTGACGGTTAAATCAAAGACTTGATAAATCAACTTTCGGCGTTCCAATTCTTTGATTAACCCTTCCATGCTAGTTTCCTGGCGGGACGTTAAAAGTTATTAGGCCCGTTTGAAGGTCCACTGTGCAATTAGGGAGCACGATATCATTAATAAAACTAGAAAGTATGTTACAAAGATTAGTGGTGCCGTCGGGGCTATTGGCAGTCTGGGACGCTATTAGGGCTGATATCTGGCTAGCCAAGTATTGTTCGGGCGTCATTATGAAATCCTTACTACGTCAAAATTCAGGCCGGTTACGGTAACAGTCCCGGCGCTAGATACCGCTTGCAGAGCAATTGCTTGGGAACCGTTAACAGTTACAATTTTATTCGTAACAATTGACATGTTTTGAAAGGTTGCCAATGCTGCCGTTGAAATGGGCATAGCTTTTCTTATAGTATCGGCCAGGCCGGTGCCCCCTACATAAAGCTCTATGGTAAGGATGTTACCAGCAGCGCTGGAGGCGCTGATATTTACGCTGGCCATCACCAAATAAGCACCTGCGGCCGGGGTTGTTGTGGCGCTCCCAATAACACCATTAGTTGTAGTTACAGAGATAGCAGAAGAGCTATTAACTTCAGTATTAGTTAATCCATTTGCTAACTGATTGTTGTTAACTACTAGGGGAGCACCTGCGGTTGCTCCAAATACGTACTCTCCAATAAATAATGATGACTTGGATACTGGCATTATGTAATCTCTTGAACACCGATGTACGTAGTTGTGCCTGTAGTTACAGCACTAACTGCGCCGGTTGAAAATGAATACTCATCCATAAAGAATTTTTCACCAGGAAACAAGGTGATACCATTTTGGTAAACGGCCGCGTTCCCGTTAAACCCCAAAGATATTTGTTGTGATGTAGTATTACTTAAATACAAGCCTTTCCTATTTGCGTTTGCTGCGACAATTACACTCGAAGTTGTAGTTACAGAGGCTGTGGTGGGCGCCGAGTAGGTTCTTGGTACCTTTGTTGATACGTAGGTAGCCCCATTTACGTCAGTTTGTAAGTCAGCTCGGGCACCTATTGATAGGGATGGAAGGGTTGAGTTATACACCCCGCTCACCTTAACCCCGTTACCGGAGTCAGCAGAGCCGGAAGCCACATTACCAACAACTTGGGCAATTAGTCTCCCGGAGGCATCCAATTGAAGGGCGGACTGCTGTGTGTTGGTAAGAGTTGGGAGGGTACTATTGTACTGCGCTCCTATTAAGGTAGAGTTATTAGCTGCGGTTCCAGGTGTCACCGGACCATCGGCATTATCTTTAACTAATAGGGAGCCTGAAGCTGAACTCAGTGCATTACCTGAGCCATCACTCAACCACGCACTGGTTAAGTTGTTGGAGGCGTTGAAAGACATTGGCTCGACAAAGAAATTAGCTACGCTTGCCGAGATATTAATAGTAGCGCTGCCGGACGTGTAGGTTTGGAAGGCCACGTTGATGTTACGGGAACTTGGAATTCCAAAAATGCGGTAGTTGCCGTTTGTCGTAATGGTGGAAGCCAATGCGCTGCTATTTAAAGCCATTACCCCCAGTGTCCTAGAAGACGAGGGATAGGTTTCGTATACGTAGATTGTACCGACAAAACCAGGGCCCGATACGTCAACGTTTACAGCGTTAATACCATTAAGAGCGAGGGTTACTATTGACGAGAGATTGGTAAGTGTGCCTGTAGCGGTCAGGTCGTTTTGCGTTACTGGGAGCGTAGAGGCGCTATTTATTAAAAGATTACCACGAGAGTCAAGTTGTAAAGCTGCTTGTTGACCCGTGGTTAAAGTAGGAAGGGTTGAATTATACAACCCCCCCATTAACGTAGAGACCGAGGCGGCAGTTCCACCGGTAGCCGAGCCGTCAGCGTAATCCTTAACCAACATGTTTCCATTGGTATCAGCACTTACGTAATTGACGTTGGAACCGGTGGAATTCTGCCCCACTATCTTAGTTTCAAGCGTACTTTGTATGTAGCTTAAATCAGCCATTTTTATTGCTCATGACCACTTGTGGTCGAGTAGACATCCATTGCAGCCAAGTCGTTGTTAGTTAAAACGCAACGTACTCGGACTCCAGCAGCAACTTGAGGGAACGCTGCCATTGGGATGTTGATGTTCGGGTCTGCCGTAGAGTTAAAGGCAACCCAGAAGGTGTTAAACACTCCGGTTGCAACTCCTGTTTCAATCTCAACTTGCAGTTTAAGTTTACCAGATGCTGTCGCCCAGATTTGCTCTAGGTGGAGCGTCTTGCCTGAAGTGACTGTGTAATCGGCGTTAACCGACGACCCTGCTGCCACTGCTGACGAAGTGAAATACGAGTTAACCGACGTTCCGCCATCTTGCAAATAGACAGGAAGGGGATTGGTGGGGCTAATTGCAGCCGTGCCGTTTGTCAACTCAGCAAATACGGGGTTAGTGGCGCTAATAGTCGCCCCCAACACTTGGTTGAGGTTAACTGCGAATTCGCCAGTTCCAGCGTTAGCTGTAACAGTTCCACTAACAGGCTGTGTTACCGATGAACCATCAGTAAGTAATTTGCCCGAAGAATCCAGCTGAAGAGCGGCTTGCTGGCCGTTGGTCAATGTGGGCAGCGTAGTGTTGTAAACACCTCCTGCGAGCATCGACTTTGTTCCAGCTGTTCCACCTGCAACCGAGCCATCGGCCAAGTCTGAAGTTACCCAAGGGGAGGTAGACTGTGTAACCGCAACTGTGCCAGCAACGGAGGAAACCGAAACGGTTCCTGATACGGGCTGTGTAACCGCGCTACCATCGACTTTAAGGGCGCTGGCTGCAGTGACAGTTACTGGGCCGTGGGTACCATCGGTAATTTCAATTGGCCACGCATTTGCCAACGTATTGGGAGTACCTTGGTTTGCTGTGACAGTGCCCCCGCTCCCTGTAGTCTGAACTACGTTAACGTCTAACGCCTGATGCGTAGAAACCGTCGTACTCGTTAACGCGTTTCCGGAGCCGTCGTCTAATTTAACAACTATGCGACCTGACGAATCAATCGCTAGCTGTTGTGAGGGCGTCGTCGCGTCTGCTATTTTAGCAACGACGTCACCCGGGTTTTGTGTACGTACTGGTAAACTTGAATTATAATCTGCCATTGTCGGCTCCTAGTTCCTTTAGTTTGGCTTGAAGGTTCGCTTCAGCCTCCTCCTGTTTTTGTATGTGGTCGCGGAGACGATTAATTTCGTCTTCACATTGTGCAATTCTGTATTCCATCTCAGCCCGTGCTGCGTGTACGCGCATCAATTCGGCTTTGAATTTCTTTATTTCTAGTGTCATTAACTAACCTCTACTGCCTGTATTTTGGCATTGAATGTTCCTAAACTAGCGTTATTTTGGGTTACTGTAATTGATACGGTATCCCCCGGTGCCAGAATTACTCCAGGTACCGAAGAGTAACCAGTCTCAAAGGTGAAAAGAAGGTCTAGAGGGGTGCCGTAGGTAGTGTACTTCTTATCAATTACTGACGCGTTCCTGTAAACTATGTAAATGCCATTATTAGTGCCGGCAGCTTCAATCTGCACAAGGTAGCTACTTCCTGTGGCGGGCGCAGTGTAAATAGCAATCTGCGTCTCTACTCCAGACGCTACGCTTGTAATTTCATTGTAAACAAGCGGTGTCGCAATATTAGAAGGCGACGGGCCATTGACAACGTTAACATCAAGAACATCGCCGGAAGCTTGCGTTACATCTATTGTACCGCCAGAAACCGTTACGGAACCGCCAGTAATGTCTACCAGCTGTTCAGGCAGATTGACGTTAATGTTAGGCACTTAAGAACCTTTAGTGTTACCTACAATTATACAAGAGCCGCTCCCCGATATGGGCGTGTAGGTAACTCGGACGTACCTGTAATAGCAATCCGAAAAGTTGTACAAAATAGCATCTGGTCCAAATACGTTAATTGAAGAACCGGCCAGAGTCGTCCAGTTAGTTGGAACAAAAGCCGCGTATTGAAAATTGGCATCTTGCGGGCTTGGGGCGTCGTTAGAACCTTCTAAAATCATAGTTCCACTAGGGCTGCCCGTGTAACTGACCTGTATGGAATAGCCGTACGAGTAGGTCAAGTCTAAGGGCATAGAATGGAGCGTGGTGCTCATGTCCCCATTCTTTAGTAGAACTTCATTTTTAGTTCTAAAAGATGCCATTAAAAGCCTTTAACATTCCCAGTAACAGTTAAGTTTCCAGTTCCACTAGAGTTTGTCCACACAACACGTACGAAAGAATAGTACGCATTGATGCTGTTAAACACTTCATTAGAACTTGCTGTGACTGTTACAGGAGAACCAAAATTTACCCAATTAGTTGGAACGTACCCGGCGTACCCGAATGATGCGTTAGCGGGAGCATCACACGATACCTGTAGTTGAAGGGTTCCACCCACACTTCCAGTAAAAATGCATTGAATAGCGTATCCAAATGCATACTCTAATGGGAGCGGTGCCGACGTAAGGTTTCCTGCTGCGTTACCCGCATTAATCAGAATTTCATTGTATACGCGCATGACTTAGAAACTCCGTTTCCGTTTGCGTAGGGCATCTAGGAATTCGCGGCTGGGTTCTTGCATTTCTTCCGGTTCTGCATCATCCCGATAGTCGTTGTCCATAGACGTCAAGTAAGGGTCGAAGCCCTTGGACGGCATCGGAGAATCGTGGTGCTCCGTGTGCTTGCTTCCGTCTTCACTACCCATTGCGGGCATCATTTGCATGTCCTTTTGCTCTTCACCTTCGGACGTATGGTAACGCGCGGTGAAATCCGCATACTCTTTTTCATCAATGAGGCCGCCCTCATATAGCTTCTTTACATGTTCTGGTAGTTTCATTCCCTTGCTCGCTTGGTCAAATTCATTGACCGTAGATTGTTTTATATCCCCTCGCGCCTCCGCAGCGTGAAAGAATCGACGTTGTGCGTCTGATTTATAAGGCATACTATTCCATCCAATTAACTATTGGGCAAATTACGTTAAGTGAAAACTGTACTACAGGGTCCCCAAATAATAAACCGCTGACGCCAAAGTCTGTAAAAGTACTTCCTTGAAAAATCAACATTGCTATGTTTTGAGAATCATACAAATAGGTTTTACCAAACCAGTTACCAGTGGCAGTGGAGTACCCTCCGCCGTCCCCCACTGAACCCTCCCCCGAATTTGCTCCTACAACCGCAAATTTTCCAGTATCTACTTGTAACCCGAACGGGAGTGGAATTAAATAACGGGCCACGCTGCCTGAAGAGCCTCCAGAAGTTTGGGCGTACCCGTAGTTAATTTCAATTGAATCTCCTGTACGTCTCCATTGTGCATTATCTAAAGTAGTCGTACCTTTGGTTGGGGGAGTTGGTCCTTCAGAGCCTATAGTTACACTGTATTGAGTCCAGGGTGTTATACATTTATGGTCTTGAATTTTCCAATTAGACCCGTCAGAAAAGAGCGTGTACGACTCATTCTGGGTTTGAAGATAGATAGTTGTGTACCCGTCTATTGTTTCGGAACCCCCTCCTGCAATTATAACGCTAATCGGGTTGTTTGGATTCATGTCTACGCGTTTAAGGATGTAAACTTTACCTGTTATACCAGTAGCCACTGGCAAAGTCAGCGTAAAAGAGCCTCCAGTACCGTCAACAGTTACGACTTGGTCCGTAGAAGTCAGAGTGTAGTTGGCCGTTTTAGAAGTTACAGTATAGTTACCGCCCGCGGGAGCAGAAGATACCCACGTCGTTCCGTTACTTGTAAGAACGTTGCCGGAAGTCCCGGGGGACGACAGACCGGTACCGCCATTAGCAACAGGCAATATTCCTGTTACTTTTGCAGTTAAATCAATCGTTGAATTTGCAATCTTACTGTTAGTAATTGCCAGGGGTTGAATTGTGGCAGCAACTGAACCGGGTCCGGTTGCAGCGACATCCCCCGTTAATGCTGTAATGTAATTTCCTGTTGGTTGTTTACCTGCTAAGTCAGAAACTAAATTTGTAACTTGTGATTCAGCGATTTGAATTGAAGTGTTACTTGCAGCTGTGACTAAACCTTTTCCGTTAACGGTAAACGTACCAACTTGAGTTGAAGAACCAAACAAACCAACGTTGCTATTTACTGTCGCTAAAGTTAATGCAGCCGAACCCGGACCAGAGGCGGTTCCGTCGCCAGTAAGGGCAGTGATGTAGTTACCAGCAGCTTGTTTAGAGTTAAAGGTAGTCCAATCTGAAGAACTCAAATACCCATTTTGGGTAGAGTTTGCAACTTGAATTGTTAGGTTTGGGTTGAGGCCTCCAGAGCTAAATAGTGGAGAAGAGGCTGTAACTGAGGAGACGTAAGAGAGCGCTGGTATGTCGGCAGAAACCAGTGAGCGAAATGTCGGTGTTGCAGCGCCTCCACTTGCGGGACCAGCAAACACAGTGTTGGCGGGCTCTGTAGTAAATGTAGCTGTCAATGTTCCGTTGTTAGTAACCGGAGACCCGGTGACCGTAAAGATAGAGGGAAGAGAGAGGCCGACACTGGTTACCGTTCCAGTGCCCGCTCCCGTTGCAGGGTAACGTATGTACTGTGTGGTAGCCATGTTAGATTGCCTTTGCTGTGATGTTACAGTTTAAAACGCCTGCCCCAGTGCCACTATAAGTGACTTGAATATAGGGGGCGGAGAGTGCGAAGATATCGATGTATATTGAGCCGGGCGCTCCTGAAGCTACCGGCGATTGGGGGAGTGTAAGAGGAACCCAGTTAATTTTGTCTGTAGACACGTTTACAGAAAACGTTCCAGTGGGGGTTCCTGTCCATGTCAGCTGTACCCCGATGTCGTCCAGGTACCTAATGTCAGTGGCTGGAGAAGTTATCGGGGAAGCCATGTTTGCGTTGGTAATCAAAGGAAACACGGGTAAAAAGTTCTTACTGTTGCCGGCCATTGTTTATGCTCCTGACCTTTGTGCGGTCGCTTGTTGGGCTGTTAATGCCCGTTCACTTATTGAAATCTCTCGCATACCTTTACTTGTAGGTTTAGGTCTGCCGATAAAAGCTTGTTCTTTTTGTTGAGCTTGCTGATTAGCTACTTCTAGCTGCATTTGGTTAGCTTGAATTGACTGAGGCGCCAATGAGCCATCCAAGTTCTGCCCGAGCAATAAGGAAATCATCATTTTCTTATGATAAGGCATGTCCTTGGCCTTTTTGTTATCACTTAAAGATGACATCAGGGCTTGCTTAATTTGGGTAAAGAGGGCGGGGTGCACTGTGGCAACTGCCTCTAAGCTCTCTTGGGTCAAAGTACCTTCCGCGGCCTGTTTCATAATGACTAGCGGATTCTCGACTGCTTGGTAGTACTCATTAAAATGCGCTATTTGGGTCCCGGAGGGCTCTGGTTTGCGCGCTAGGGGTCCCGGGTCACTCGTCTGAGGTATTTTGCTAGCCAAGAAGCTTATAGCGCGTCCTGCCGTCTGCCTCATTGCGTCTACGACTGCGGGAGCGTGTTGCTCTAGACCGGCCGTATTATCGTGAATCTTATTAGTCGTGCCCTCGATGTCCTGATTAAGCGACTGAATTTGTTCAGTTATTTTAGTATAAGACTTTTTATCATCTGCCGCTATTTTGCCTGCTGCGAACCCTTTAATAGGAGAAATGCCCTGACTAGAGGAGGCCACCGCGTCAGCCAAATTCCCTAATTGTTTAGCGGACTTACTAATAGTCTGCTGTAACTCACCGAGTTTATTGATAGTTTCGATAGGGTTACGCAATACTTCAAACACGGACGCCGCCCCTGTTACGAGGGGCGTTGGTATACCTAGCAAATGCCCTACCGCCACTACGCCCAACCCCTCACCCACTCCACCAGCTTTACCACTATATTTTTGTGTCAACTTTTGTGCCAAAGCAGCATCTTGTTGTTGCTGCAATAAATCTTTATTCTTACTTATCAACTCTTGAAGGTTGTCAGAGTCGGGGGTTAAATTTGAAGGACCTAGGGCGTGCTCATTGCTAAGTTTCTCTAACAAATTGCTGGCGGAATCAAAGTAGTTGCTGAAGGCTTCCGCTCCTTTGATGCCTCGAGCAGAGTTGGTATTCTTTAAAAATGTCTCAACTTTAACTGGGTCAATCTTCAATTGCCCCCGAGACTTATACATAAACTGTTTTGCAAAGTCCCCGTTTCCCTTAGAGGAATCAACTGACTGAAGGTAGTCGCTCATGGCCGATTGAGTTTCAGGAGTCAAGTCATCAAACTCTTTAACAGCTCCACGGAGTGCGCTCTCAACAGTCTGATGCATGTCTTGAAGGGAAGAGACAAAGTCTGCCGCCTTAGCTTCGCCTTCTTCACGACCCAAATTAGCGAAGGTTTCCATTATCTTTTCTTTAGGAACTTTAGAAATAGGTGCGGAAATAGATGCGAACGCCTCTTTACCTGCGTTTTTAATGGCCTCTAAGGGCTCTGAGAGCCCTGCAACATCGGAAACCTTACTTAGGGCACCCTTGGCCGCTTGTAAACCCTCTGGGAGGCTTCCAGCGAGTTTAAACGCCCCTCCAAGACCCGCTCCCCAAAGAGCACTTGTGCCAATTTCACTTAAAGCTTGTTGAGCAACGACTTGAGGGTCTCCGACAACAGCATCATTAACAACATTGCTAGTACCAAACGTTGCGCCTTCGGCAGCGCCTCTAGCCAAAGTAGTAGCGATTTTACCTGCAACACCCGCGTCTTCTCCCAATCCAACTAACCCAGTTAACCCTGCGGCTAGCTTGCTAGCTCGCGCGGCAACCTTAGCAATACCTGTTCCAGGAGCAAAAGCGCCTCCAAGTTCTCCTGCAACAGACGATGTTGGATTATATTTAACCAGCTTTTCCTGTATTTCCGGACTTGCTCCGATATTCGTAAGGAGTGACGCTCCCACTCCAAAAGGAAGCGCTCCCTTTAAAGCACCCGCAGCTGCAGCCATTCCCGGGTGTGCCCCGTAAACTTGTCTTTCCGCCTCTTCATGAATCTGGTCAGAAGTGGGAACAGTGAATCCTTGGTTAAGTGCTTCCTTTAAGTTACTAGAAGGAACACTACCAAATTCCCCTTCAGGGCTGATTATCGGTGATGTATCGTTATTGGGCACTCTTAAATCCTAAAGAAGGGCGTGCTCTGTAGCTCGGCAGGTACGGAGCTATCTTTGCATCTCGTTGTTCAATTAGGGAGCGTTTCAAAGCTTTTGTTCTCTCGTCGTGCAAAAGAACTTCTCTCAGCTCGGTTGGGTTATTAAATGTTTGTTCGAGAATCTTAATACCTTCGGGGCTTAACCGACCGAGGCCCGACACCCCCTTAAGCTGTGTTAAAAGAGTCGCAGTTAAAGCTTTAGCTTGTTGGTACTGGGGACTCAAGGGGGTTAAGGGGTTAACAGCTAACTGTTCTAACCTATTCAACGTATCGATTGGTGGCTGGTGTTGTCCCAGCACTTCTTGAACCTTACCGGCTGCTTGAGGACTCGAAGCTTGGATTGCTGTCCCGTCGCCAAAGGAAACCACAGAAGCTGGGTTCTTTGCAAACGGGGCCAAATTGGCATCAAACCGCCCGCCGGTAGCGATTTTATTTTGTAAATTGTACAAGTATAATTGTTGACTAATAGCTGCTTGCTTTTGGTCGATGGCTGCAGTACCCAGCATGTAAGCTTGTTGTGCCGCGGGGGTTTGAGCTTTAGCTGCTGCTTGAGCTAATTGTTGCTGAGCAATTGAAAGCTGTTGGCTTTGAGTTAGTGCAGTAGCTTCTCTCTCATCCTTACCCATTTCCAAATATTTATTAAATAAACTATTCTTATTCTCGAGGTTCGCTTTTTGAGCTTCGACGTCTTGTTTAATTTGGTTATCTAAAACGTTCACAGCTTGGTTTATTCCACTCGCGCCTGCTCCGATACCTCCAAGCACTAGCCCAAGTACAGTAGAAATTTTTCCTGGAGTAGAAAGATTATTAAAGTAGGCTTTAGGGTCAATTTTAGTGTTCGCAATTTCTTTTGCTAATTCACTTTGTTTTTGTAGACGGTCTGCTTCACGCTCTTGATGAGCTGCTAACTCGTCTTGGGCATTAACAACTTGGTCACCAATAGCTTGCTGAGCTTCCTTACTTTGCTCAATCTGACCCTGTTCACCAGTCTGTAAACCTTGTCGTTCCCGCTCGAAGGCTTCTGCGTACTGTCCTGCAACATCGGGACTCATAGGAGTGTTAGGAACTTCCTGAGGAGCCGATGCGGGCATCTGGGGGGCGCCCTCTTGAGCTGCCGGCGCTGGGGCCTCTACGTCTTCTGGTTGAGCGTCTGTTGTGCCTTCATCATAATGCGCCATCCCGCCTTCGCACATCTTCTTAATGCGCTCGTGCATGGGCTTAGTGAGGCCTGCTTTAGCCACGTGAAATGAACCACCTTCCGGTGTCTCAATTTCGTAGTGATGCTCAGATTCATCTTTAATCTTATACATTAGAGCTTACCGCCCTTCCACTTCCTTCGTGCTGCCACAACCTTGCCGTACCCCTCTGCTGGCTCACCACGAACAGCGGCCATGAAATTCTTAACTGCATCAGGGTCTAGGCGCTGCGTAACGGAGCGTGGGACCACGATTGTGCCAGGTCGTAACATCTTAGGAACAATGTCGTTCTGTGGACTGTCGCCTTGAACAGGAGCCTCGCCAGGAACAATTCCACCATCATCAGCACTTCCGCCTGGAGGGATAATTTTCTCCCCGGGGGAAACCATTGCAGGAACTTCTCCGCCGCCACTAAAAGCCTTAGCTGCAGAGGCCGCTCCTTGACCCAATCCACCAATTCCGCCTAACAGGCTAGGAACGAATGAGTTGGCTGCTTGAGCATTCTGTGAAGCAACGCCAGCGTTAATTCCTTGAACACCCAAGTTCTGTTGTACATTGAGGGCATTCTGTCCTTGCTGGATTCCACCCAACGCTCCAATTTGGCTAATTCCCAAATTACCTTCTTGTCCCAGCACCCCAGCCAATTGTTGCTGAGCGGCTAACTGTTGCTGTTGTTGCAATTGAGCTGACTGATTAGCAGATGCTTGGTTATTCTGCGCGTTATTCTGTAGAATCTGACGAGCTGCCAATTGAGGGTTAAGGCCACGCTGTCCAGCAATTAAACCAGCCGCTTGTTGGTTCTCCTGATTAAGGGCGGATTGCAGTTGAGTCTGGCCTAAGTTTGGACCTTGCCCCTGCATCTGGCCTTGCAACGCTTGTGCGAGTTGCTGCTCTTGACTCAAAGCTTGCCCGGGTGCCCCCAGCGCTCCTTGTAGAGCACCGCTAACATCAGTCTGCTGTAGAGGTGTAGCCGCTGCATTATAATTATTCTTTGCAGTGAATAACTGCCCTAAGAATCCCATTATCTTAACTCCTTAAACATCATAATCTTTTTAGCTTTATTTTCGAAGCCGGAACGTTCGGCCCGTTTAACAATGGATTCGTCACCGGTAAAGGCCACAATATATGTGAATCCTTTTGCCTCAGCGATTGCTAGAAGGTGTTCTGTTACAACTTCTAATGCCTTATTGCGAATCTCCGAATCACACTCTGGGTTGGTTACGTACCCTTCTAGTATACAAAGGGATGAATCGGTAGAATAAAGAAATCCTGCGGCTACTCCTGGAACTATGGAACCCACTTTGGGGTACAAATCTGACTTAGGTATGGGCAGATTTCGGGCCGACAGCCACTTTGCTAGGCTATCTATGTCGCGACTAGATGTGAGTCTAGGCTGCATCGCTACTCCTAATAGGAGCGGTGGATGTGTACTTGGCGTCTTGTCGTTTCATCGCTGAAGAATATGTATTAATATATACCATACTATGTCAATACTATGCAACTAAATAATTACTATTATGAGTAAATATTTGGTTGGCGCAGTTTATTTGTGCCTTTCTTCATTCCAACGGTTAGGTTGAAACCCGATAAGCTCAATCCTTCTCCAAAGTTAGACGATTGCACGTCCTCCATTGTAAATTGTATAGCCGTACACTGCTGCCGCTCAAAATCAAATCTGAATTGGTAAAGTGGGAACTGCCCACCGTAAGGGGACCCGCCCCCATAAGGAGAGTCTTCTCCGTAGTTTGTTAAACTAAATAAAGAGCCTGCGTTTACGTAGTCTTGTTGAACCTGGGTGGGGTCAAAATCATAGGCAACTCCTACTAACAGTTGGTGCGGGCTAATATAGTTACCCAAGAAAAGCGCTCGGTAGCATCTTTGAAACCCCTGCAATTGAGCCATCGATAACCACGATGTGGTAGCTTTTAATTTGATGAAGTTGCCGTTGTCTGTAAATAACCCCGGAGTTTCTTGTAAAACCATACCATCTGGATTAAGGTAGGTAAACTCATTTTCAAATATTACAGCATCAACGGCGTTATGGTTTGTAAATGTCGACCACTGTTTCATGTAGTAGTCGTACATTAGGCAAGTTTCATTGTCTGCCATTGTAAATCGCACTTGGTTTGTGGTGGCAATCAACTGAGCAGAAGTGATGGTAGCTGAATTGTAATACTCGACAGGCGCTCCTATATACTCCACAGAGAGGTTGCGACCCATTAGGTATATGCCTTTTTCACTTTGGTACATTACTCCAACAGGCGTTTGTACAATAGAATTAGCGTTAATACAGCCGCTGTCACTAGTAATAAGTTGAGCATTTCCGTAATCGTTTTGAGCTCCCGTAGAATCTGGCCCCTGCCCCACAATGTAGAAAATCCTATCCTTCTTAAAAATTAAGAGGTAGCTGTCCATTTGCTGCAAGGCTGTTATGGCGCCGCCGCGAGAGTCTACGTTTAGAGTAAAGAGAGCGGACCACTGTACCGGCGTACCAGGAATAACTTCTTCGCTGAACCAAATTGTTAATAGGCTTTCAGAAGGTACTAGCATCAGCCGGTTTACGTATTGCGTAATCAAAGCTGGTGCGGGAGGTGGGTCGTTACCAACCACATTACCGGTCGTGTATAGAATTGGATTACCTTGAATAGATGCATCTGATGCTGTGTCTGTATATGTAACTGTATCAACAGTAGGGTCGTTGTAGAGTGGGTTGTTTATACCCAAGTTAGTAAGTTGGTAGAAGACGGTGCCATTACCCGTTGTGCGGTATACCGTAATTACAACTCCGGTTTTCTGTGACAAACGTAAAGTTGGAATAGTTAATGTAACCATCCCGGTGGTGACACCTGATGCAAAATTGATAGTTGTACCACCATCTGGTATAGAAGGAAAGGAGCGGTGGAGTTGTCCTTGGTTGTCCGTCCACTCGTACGTCACACTATATTCATATTGGGTGGCAACGGAAGCACTTCCCAGGTTTCCGCCCGTAGATGCATTTGTATTACTGATATCCTCTGGGTAGACATTGAAACCGCTCTCCACTACGTTAACCCCGTCGTATATAGAAAGGATTCCGCCGGTGAGTTGCAGGTTGTTTCCGATTTCCGCCTTGTAGAAGATATTGTTGGAAGTAAAATCCAGTGTGGTTTCGGTTACTCCAGTTTGCGTATAGGCCGTGCCACTAATTGTAGTTAGTAAATCCTTTTGAAGTGTGGCAAAGCTGACCGTCCCTGCCGTAACTTGCACAGACTCCGGAACAAGTTCGGTGGTAAGCAGCCCGCCCCCCACGAGGTCCTGTTCTTTTGCTACAATTATACCAGCAGCCGTAACGGTAAAATAAGTGGGTTGTTGGGGTTGCTGATAGGCGACTGTAAAGTATACCGTTGTTAAGTATAAGAAAGGTTTAGCTGCAATTCCAACTGAACGTAAGAATACTTTTGCAGTACCGATGACAGAAGCGTTGGTTCCTGTGTTGGTTCTAATTAAATGGTTGTAGGGGAGTGCGGCACTAACTTCGTACCAGAATTGACCTTTGCCGTTGTTTGTGTAACAAATTATTCTCACAACGTTTGAAAGAGTCTCAACTGTTGTTGGTCCAGTAACCGGAGTCGCAACTAGAGTCGACGTGATTACAAAATAACGAACTGCTGTTCCATTGTAGTATGTAATCCAAAGTTGAAGAAGTGCCGGGTCTGGCACTATGCTGATGCAAACTGAAGCATTGTTACCGGTGTAATCTTGTGCTGAAGATATTACTAAGAATTGATTTACGTTCTTAACAGAGATGCCATTTCCAACATCGCTGTTATTGTAAGCAAAGTAAATCCTGTTGTTTAGCATGCACGCATCGTAATTAGGATTAGATACGTTTACATTTGTAGCTGCATCTATAGGAGCGTTGGGGGCGAGGGGGTTTACTACCGGGATTGAAACTAGGCGTAAGTGATGGGTTGCGGTATCAATGTAAAAGATAATCAGGTACTGACCTACCGCAAATGGCTTAGCCATTATCGACGTAGAAACTAACGCTTGGTCTTGTACGACTGCTTGCCCGGTTATAGAATCAACTATAGAGTACCGGCAGCTCCCCCGAGAGTCAGTCCACGTAAAACATTGAAGACCGTCCGGGTGTTGAGCCATGTCTTGCACAGTTTGTTGGTAGGTGTTTCGTATTATTGGGGCTTCTGTAACTTCCATTGAAGTTAGAGGCCCTTTGTTTACCCAGACTTCGTTTGACTGCGAGTAGGAGTACAGGAATGAACCGTCAAACTCAATTAACTCGTCTTTAAAGGTTGCTAGCCCTTGACCAACACTAATTAATCCTGCTCCGTCTATTTGTTGAGAGAGGGCGGTGTACCCATTACGTTTACGTATCTCTCCAGGAGTGGTGAATATGGCGTTTTGTAGTAAAAGGAATTTACCTGGCACAACTTGCTTGAAGTCTGTTTTTAAATCCAGACCTTGCGCAAAGCTAATGGGTATATTTTGTGGGATAAGAGCCAAGATTATAATTCCGCAATTAGAAGTTTAACCGCATTTATTGAGACTGTCTGAGGAGACCCAAACAAGGGTACGCACTTGATACCAATTTGGTACGTGCTAGTTCCGGAAGAAAAGGACGAATCGATAAAGGTTATGGATGCGGGGGAATATTCTGTTATACCGCCCGTTCCAGTTTGTCCCAGCAGCTGCTCAGAGATTACGTTGCCGTCTTTAATTATGTACACACCAACCGCAGACGTGTTCCCGCCAGAAGACACCGCTCTTATTGACGCTTCACCAGTTCCGCCCGCCCCGTTGTCCGATTGGATAGAGCACATGACTAGGCGGTAACCGCTTAATCCTATTGAAGTTGCGGTATTCGGAACTGGAGTTACAAACCCATTCTGACTGGTGGAAAAGGTTCCACTTGTACCGCTTATAGTCCAGTTGGGTGTGGATAATTGTACAGGACCTACGGCTCCGTTGGCTATGTTTCCTCGTTGGATTCCCAAAGGAGCGACTTCTAATGTGTTACTAGAAACTGTTAGTGTAGCATTATCAACATCATATACGTCACCAACGTTTCCGCTGGAGTCTACTGTAAGAATCTTTGTAGACGCAGGTAAAGAAACGGGCAATGTTAAGTTGTAGCTGCTACTTAAACTTGTAGATGCAAGAAGCGTAACTCCTAGTGTATGAGAATTAGAGGGATGGATTGTAATAGCGCCAGTGTCCATAAGAGCACTGACATTAGGGGCGGACCAGAAGGTAAAGGTAGAAGTGGCGCTTGTATAGAAGGCAGAAGCTGTAGAAGTTCCGTAGTCGCCTCCGAAACCTCCTACAGTCGACGCATCTAGCCCCGCCCCTGCAGTAATTTGAACCTGGTTGCCCACACCATTGTTATAGTAGAGGTTGTTACCGGAAACATACAAACAAGTTAAGTCTGTGACACCAGAAAGGGGTGTCGATTGGTTCGACATCCTTACTGAACGAAGCAAAGTTGCATTGTAACCGTTAAAAGGAAGGTCTCCGTTAAGAGAAATGCCGTTTGTGGGTACGGGAACACCGTTCCCAGGGGTGTGGTTGTGCGCATCTACTACATCAAAAGCTGCATTTAACTCTGTGGCCCATTCGGGTCCCAGTGTAGAGCCTACTGTCGGAAGTACTAGGCCCATGTAAGGTGTGGGGGGCATTAACTAACTCCTTAAAATACTACTAAGTCCACGGTGACGGCCGCAGAGCTGTATAAAATCAATGTTTTTGACTGGCTAATGTTCGTATCTTGGTTGTCGTAGAAGGTTGCCGCAACTCCTCGAATACGGGTAACAATCCAGCCTTTTAAAGGGGCGTCCAGGCCATGATAAATCGTATTGTTACCAACAACTAAGGCAACTTTCTGTAATAGGTTCCCAGTAATTAATGGTTGAACTGAGAGATTGTCTACGACTTTGCTGATGTTGCTTTGAAGTTGATTTACCGCGTAATCGGTCGTAGTAATCTTTTGGAATTTGCCAAGAGCGGGCATTAAAGGAATCCGCCCGTTCCATTGCCCCATCCCCAACCACTATCCGAACCAAACCAATTCTGGCTTTGCGAGTCGGACACGACTTGGGGGTTGCCGGCATCGCGATTCTCAGCTGCAGCCTCAATACGCTGGATAAGAGCTTGCTTTTGAGCCAATAAAACGCTGACATCGCTCTCCTGTTTCTGTAAACATTTAATTGCCGCATCAACAATGATGTACTCAGTCCACCCGCTCACTCCATCGCACACGTCAGTAAGGGCGGCCAGCTGGGTTAGCCTTGGAATGTACCAAACTCTGATAGTTTGCCCTGCTGCAGGCGTAGGAGTAAACCAGACGTTGTTTCCTTGGAGTCTATAACGCAGGTTGGTAAGTCCGTAGAAGGCTTGCATGTTTGGCACAGAATAGCGATTGCGTTCTGCGAACATGAATGGAGGGATTGTGATGAATGAATCTGAAACTGTGGGATTGAGGTTGAGGTCCAGCCCCAAGACTTTGTAGAAAGCTTGTGCGCCGCTGTAGTTTGTACCGTTTGGCAAAGGATACAAGTAGGATTGACCATCAGTGCTGATGTTAATAGGCGGTGCAACAAAGTAATCGTCTCCATATTTCTGAACCATTATGTCGTAGAGTTCGTAATAGGATTGGTTGATGTAGGTAATTAATTCAGGGTCAGTGACAAAATAGTTTGTGCTGGTTAGAGAGGGAGTGTAGTTCTGCGGAAGCATGTCTGCTCGCGAACGCACCTGAATCATGAGGTCGCTTAATGTAAGTGTGCCTTGTTCGGCCATGGTAAGGTCGGGGGCCCGCTACGCAGTACCCCCCGCTCCTATTAGAACATCGGATTACGCTCAACGCCTTTTTCATTCTCGCTGGGCTTATTGTCTGGCTCTTCGCCAGGCTGGAGTTGTTTATGCAACTCTAAGTAGGACGACAGTGCTTTGTGCATGTCTCCCGGGTGCTTTCTGGAGATAGCATCAACCATGTCTTCCATGCAGGCGTGTAAACCTGCAAAGTCGTGGTCGACATTCTCAACTGCACCGCCTTCAGCAAGCTTCTGAGGCTCTTCACCGTGTTTCATCTTGCCTAGGATAAGCGTTGCCGCTTTCTTTTTATCGAACATCATTGTTATTCTCCTTGAACAACAACCGAGCTATTGCTTAGGTAGAAGCTCAATCCGATAACTGTTCCGTTAGCGGGAGCTGTTACTGCGCCAGCATCAAAACATTGCAGGAGTATTTGATTAATTCCACCGGGGTTGTTAAGAGTTTGGTTGGGGTCACCGAACACTTCGATGTGGTCGATTCCTGAGCCAGCTGCAGCCGGAGCTTGGACTGTTGCCCCGCCACCAATTGTAGCAGATGCGGTTGCAATGAAGGATTGTCCTATTGTGGGGATTAATCCAACAGGAAGTCCGACAGCTTGCCATTGAGCAGGTGTCGCAGTTCCTAAAGAAGTAATTGTATACAAACCATTAGCCGTGGTAGCAGTCAGAGAAGTTCCACTACTTGGCGAGACGAACCCATCAAATCCGCCGTAGTAGCGGAAGTACGTGTCATCCAATTGGACAACTATGACACCCGGAGCTGGGTTTGGGTTACCGGGAGCGGGGGTTGCTGTCGTGTGCATGAACACGTTAGAAATTCCGGCTCCTTTGAGAGACCGAATTCCAAGTCCATTACCATTTGCGTTATCGACTACAAAGTTGCAGTCAAGCAACACCGGCATTGCGTGCCTGGTGTAAAAGAACTGCCTCATGTATTTATTAGCCATGTTTATTACCTATTGGCCCCGAGTATTCACCATGAGAGGGGGCCGCTCTCCTGGGGATAGCCACTGTGGCTGGAAATTAGTTAGCTGTGATGGGTGTTATTGTCAAAGTAACTGGAGTAGGGGCAAAAGAAGAACCATCACTTGTAAAGATGTTGCAGCTGACTTGGTATGTCTGCGGCACGCTCTGGTCCAAGTTTCCTTGCTCGAGCACTTGGGGAGAGAACAAAAGGAAATTGAAGGGCACAACGACGCTACCACTGGCGGGAGCGATGAATTGTTGTCCAAATCCTTTGGGCAGAGCTGAAAACCTGGCATTTACATTCATTTCGTAGTTTGGTGCTCCAGTGGGAAGAATTTGCGGATGCAGTTCTTGCACTGTAACGGCAGATGCACCACTGTTACTAATTGTTACATTAGCACTTGATTGTTGATTGTACCCTATTGGCGATTGAGCCAGGGCAATTGTAGCTGTTAAAGCCATTGTTAGATTCCTTTAATTAGGTTGCGTCTATGAGTACGATTGGTTTGACGGTAATTGTCGTCGCTGTGGGACTGAAAACTGACCCATCGCTAGTTTCAATGACCGCATAAAGGTCAAAGGTACTAACAGAAGGTTGAAAGTAAATGACCGGTATATAAAGTGTCAAGCTTCCAGAAGCGGGGACCGCCACTGGGAAGCCTGCGGAGAGCGGTGCATCACCAAATGCGCAGGACGTCTTATCCATTGGAATGGGGTTGCCTGTAGCATTGGTCATGAGTTGGCAACTAAGCACGTTCACAGCAGAAGCTCCGCTGTTACTAATGACAACAGTTGCGACTGCTTGTTGCTGAACGAACACCGTACTGGGTGCTACGCTGATTGTGGCTGCCATTGCCATATATAAATCCTTTAGAAGTGCGGGATACCGGGTATCACAGGGTCGAACCCCTATACTATTTGCCCAGTACCCCGCTCTCCATTATCTCTTACGCAGAGAATTGAATGTACGCGTTCCAACCAGGAGCATTGGTGCGGAGTTGTGCATAGTACCCAACTCGAACTTCACCAGCGTCCGCGTTGTAAACACGGAGCATCTCAAGTCCGTCGCCATAACGAAGGATTTGGGGTGCGTCGCCCAGCGATTCCAAGGCCCATGTCTCCATTTGAAGGAGGTAGCCAGTGAGAGCGGGGCAGTTGCGGTCCGGGAACACCTTAATAAGGCTGTTCGCGCCGTTAACCAAGATACCTCGGAACCCGATTTCAGCAGGGTTCGCTTGGCCATCTTTACCGAATTGCACGTACTGAACCTTACTTCCAAGCGACTTTTCGAGTGCGCTGTAAGTAGCAAAGTTAGTAATACAGACGTTTGGTTTTCCGCCTTCACGAGCAAGCAAACTAGAAGCGTCGATTAGAGCCTCTTCGATTGTTTGCGCGCTTCCGTTATACCGCACGCCAGCAAGACGCACCGTATCAACAGCGCGGGGTACGCCGAAGAAGTTATCGTTCGCCCCAGGAGCCACTTGTGGCAACCATGCTTGCAAACCTTTAATCTTCGCGTTGTTATCTCCTTGCACGAGCAAGAAGTCACCCACAGCCCAACCAGCCGGAGAGCCTGCCGCTCCACCCTGAGCAACGTTAGAAACGGTGATTAAACCGTTGCTTCGGTCGACAGCAGTGATGTATCCAAGAGCCGCACGAGGCGTTCCCCCGTCCGTAGCGTTAGCTTGGATGGTCATGTTAACTTCGAATTGCACGACATCAGACGCATTGGCTAAGGTAATGACACCCGCTGTAATTGCTCCGATTTGGCTTAAAGAGCCCGTACCGCTCCTAAAGAGGGCGCTGGCCAGTGAGTTGGTGATAGAGCGAATTGCGCCATCGATAACGAGCTTGGAACCTTCCAAGAACGCCATTTTGTCTGTACGCGAAGCCAGCATCGTTTGGTTATCAATCGTGGCAATAGAATAGTCGCTAGCTCGCGTTAACAAGAATGATTCAATTTGCACTGCTGATTGATTACTTTGCGCGTTTGCAAACGTCGAAGAACGACCTTGCGACACGCCAGTGATGATTGGGATGGGTTTATACTTTCCACCAAAGTCCGTTCGCTTGGGAACCATCGCGAGGAACGGATTGTCCGCATACACTAAGTTCTCAACGACTTGTCCATCATAGAGTTCTTTAAGTGCTGCGTTCATCGCGGTTAAATCTAAATAACCGGAAGCCATTTGCTTTACCTAAAAGGTTTGAAGTGTTTCACACAACGTGGAACATTTCGTGATTTGCGTAACTACGCAGTTCTTGGTCGCTTCATAAGCGGTTGCTGAGGCCCGCTAGCCGTTTAGCCACGATTCAATGCAGCCATCGCTCTACTAATGCGGTCTTGCTCTGTCTTCGCCGGCAATAGTGAAGGGGCTGAAGAGGTCATCTCATTCGAGAGTGTCGGGGAAGATTGCTTTGTCCCTGGTTCCCGTTTGGACTGGCCGTCCTCTTTAGGCGTTTGTTTAGCCTGAAACTTCTTAGCTTTCTGTGCAGCAGCTACTTGGTCCTCAAAATACTTCTCAACGAGGTCCGCTGCTTCTTTAACAGATAAAATCTTCTTGGTATTGGCAAAGTGCTGCTCAATAGTAGCTTGCACAATAGCTTCACCTTGGTACATGGCCGTCAACTCATAGGTGTCAGCATTAGTCTTTACAAAGTCACTGATTTCCTGACTGAACTCAGCGAGCGTCCTCTGGTATTCGGCCTTGGCAGCTTGCTCTTGTGCCTGCTTAGCAATCCGCTCTTTCTCTGCGGTCTCAGTACGGAGCTTCTCAATCTCTTGTTTAATGCTTTGCATCTCAAGCTCAGGAGTGGGCTTTTGTCCATTGAGCATGAACTGCGTAATCTGTTCGTATGAAAGACCAAGCATTTCAAGG